TTAAAATTGATACTCCCTTAGACCGCGTTCGATAAAGTCCTCGAGGTCTGGATTATTTAGATCGTGCTTTGTATTTCTTTTCGTAAATGAATTTAGACCGCGATCAAGCATTATATTTTCAACGTAGGCTAAGTGCTGAATATTGCAGTTAGCTTTATCAAGCTTTGAATAATAATTATATAACTCGTAATTTTTCATCCATAGAGGCGGTTTTTTGAATTCTTTTCGGTTTTTCATAGCTTCGCGTTTGATTTTTTCTCCCTCGCGTACGTACCAGGCATCAACCCAAGCATCAAGATCGGATTTTATGCTTTGGGAAGTTGATTTTTGAGGAGGTTTTTGAGCATGATAAGTATTTATAACCTTGCCGCAAATTTTATGCGTTAAAACGCCTTTTTCTAGTGTTACTTCCTCGTCTCGTCGAGGAATAAAGATATTTATGTATTTTTCGTGTAAATCCCACTCTATAACGTTTTCATCATCGTTTTTAATATCGCACAGGTGATAAAAATCCCTCATTGAGCTGATAAAATTTATACGACGATACACCCAAAGCGGGACCTGAGTACGTGAAGTAATAAAGCGTCTAACTTTGTGCTTTACATACCACGCCGCAAGCGCGTCTAATTCGTCGGTTTCGCTTAAATTCATAAATGTTTTTTGAATATATTTCATTACGTAGCCAGTAGGATTATCGATTGTCCATTGAAAACCATTTATTTCGCCGTTTCGCGCCTGGTGCGGGGTTATAGCATCGGTTTTTAGGTTTTGCGGGGCGTTAAATAGGTCTTTATAACACTCAAAAAGATAGGGAATAGTGTGCGCAGGAACATAAAAAAGCGCATGAATATGCGGCACGCCGTCCTTTTTATGCGGCTCAAAGCAGCGAACATAAGAGCGATCAACGCCTTTATATTTCTTATGATAGCGTTTGATTAAAAGCAGCCATTGATAATTTAAAATCTGGACTAAATCCCTAATTTCAAGCTTTTCGCCGTTTTTCATTCTAGATTTTATATCGCTAGGGATATATTTCCAATCAAGCGGCTTAAATTTGCCGTATTCGCCCTTTAAAGCACCGCGAAAGCAGCCGTTTAACGTGATCGTCAAAAATACGCCCTTTTGTTGATACATGATACTAAAAGAGTTTAAGGTGTTGATCCGATTTGAGACTTCAGCGTAGTAACGCTTGCTCAAATTTGCGGACATTGATATATCAAGGAGGCTTTTAACCTCGCCGAGATTATTTACAAATGAGAAATTTTGCATATAGTCCCTTTGAGACTTGATTTTATCATTGGCGATGGTAATATCTAACTTAGAAATCCCAAACACTTTAAACCTTAAACTTAAAAGTGAATTATTTTTATTAATTTGACAAGGCGGCGCGTTACTTCGCGCGCGCTACGCGCCGCGCTCAGTTTCCGCTCCGCTTTGTAACTTCACAAATTTAAATTACCTGTATCGTTAAAGTTACGACTGAGTCTATTTCTTGATCTTGCTCGACCGAAAAAAGGTATTTAAGTAAAAAGATGTCTTTAAGTATGGGGATGCCGTTACGTTGTTTTTGATTAGTGCTTTTGTTTATGCCGGATAAAACTAAAATATCGCCGCGTTTGAGAGAATACGAGCTTTTAAGCTCCTTTTTTGATGTGGTAGGGGTTAGGGTATTGCTTGATGATAAAAGATCCTCGAGGATAAGGTGTAAATCAAAATCTATATGATCACGTAAAATAATAGGTTTTAGGGTTACTTTAAGACCAACGTCTTTATATTCGTATGAATTTTGCGTAGTAGTTTGAGTTGCAGAAGTTTGACTATTTTGCACCAGATAAGGGATATTTTGAACGGTTGAGAAATAAACTTCTGTATGATTACGAGCGGTTAAAAAAGGGCTGGATATGATTTTAGTTAAGCCGTTGGTATCAAGGAAATTTAAGACGCCAAAAAAGCCCTCATTGTCATTTCTAATTACATTTGAATTCGTAGTGTAAGGCGAGGTTATAAGATTAATATAATAGGCTAAATCGCCATGATTTAGCGGCTTAAGCAAGCTTTGAAGCTTTGTACCGCGGTCTTTGATGTCTTTTAGATTAGTTTCGGTTATTGTAAGTTTAAACTGCACCTGCTCGAGCTGCTTATCTATACTCTTTACCGCGTCTTTAATTTGATCGTAGATGTGCTCGTCGGCACGGAAAAAAACGGAATTGGACGATTTAGAATAGGTAGCATTGATTTCAAAGTTTGAGATAATACGCTGTACGTCGTCTAAGACATAATTGCTTAGATCAATACGTCGCAAATCAAGGCTAGGCAGCTTTTTATCGGTTACGTAATAGAAATTGCTTTGTTTATAAAGGTAAAGACCTTTTGACTCGAGCATTTTTTGAAACATAGCAAGGGTTAAATTTGTCTCTTGCTGATATATGAAGTAATAATAAGTGCCGTCGATACTATCGTCGGTTACTATAGTTATATTATTAGATCTGCTTGCAAGCTGAGCAAAATTTACAAGGTCAGTGTAAATTGTTTCGGCTTTAATAAAGCTACTTAAAAGAATTAACGTTAAGACTAGATGTCTGAGAGTTTTCATAGGATACGCCTTTATTTGGATTTTGATATAGGAAAGAAGTATTTTTTAGCTCATCGAGTACGGGTACATCGAAAACTAAAAAATACTCCGTAAGATGTTTGCCTTTGGTAGTAGAGTAAAAATATAGGGGTTTATGCGATGAAACAGTAAAAGAGATATAGCCGTAAGGGAAAGGATATTTTTCATTTTTAAAAGTGCAGACGTCGTCGATACATGAAAGGTTATAAATATAAGTTTGAGGGGTTTGGATTTTATCTTGAGTTTGCGAAGTAGGTTTGGTTTGGTGAGCAGGGCGAGGTTGAGTCGCTTGGATAGGTTGAGAAATTTGGGTTTGATCGTCTCGAGGTTGTTCGTCGGAAACATCAGAAGTTAAAGATTTGATAAAAAAGTAAAAGTAAATAGATAATGCGATAAATACGAATAGGGCTATATAAAAGAATTTACGTACGAATGATTTTTGAGATGATGATTGTCCAGAATGATAAAGATTAAATACTTCTTGCAAATATGGGATATGAAATTTTTGCATTACGTCTTTTTGATACATCTTATAAGAGCCGTAAAGAATATATCTAAATTTGTTTTTAAATAGGCGTTTTGCGCTATCTACGGCTTTTAAAAAATGCTCGGCAATGCGTTTATATTCGTTACTTATAAGGCTCAGATCTTGGGTAATAAGATAAATATCCTGGTATAAATGGCGATGATAGGTAAGCCACCAAACGAGAACGGGATCTTCTTTGGCTTTTAAAAAGTTGTGAGCTTCGTCAAGGACTATAAATACGCCGCTTAAATTTAGCTCTTTAGCACGCTCGTTTAATTCAGCGTCGGTAACTTTGGAAATATAAAGGGCGTGGAGTATAGACATATCGGCATAAAATTTATCAAAATCAAACTTTATAAATTTGTCGCAAAGGTCAAATTTAAACTCATTAATATTTGTATAACAATATGTATATTCTTTTTGCTTCTCGGGTTTAATAAATTTACTTAAAAAACCGCTAGAAGGTTTAAATAAAAAAAGTTGATAAATTTTAAAAACGGCGTAATAGGTTTTACCGCTTCCAGGATTGCCGACTAGGTAGGTTATCATTTTAAAGCCCTACACATAAGTTTTAATAAGTCCTGAAATACTATATCTTATTTTTTCAAGTAACTTAATGCCGATCCTTGCGCCAATCATAAGAAACAAAGAAATAAAAATAGGCGCATAAAGGTTAAAAACGTCCCAAAAAGCTTTAAATACACCAAGCGCAGATAAAACAGCCAAACCAGTAGATGTTATCTCATTGCTAGAACCTGATGAATCGGTTAAACCCTTTAAAAAGCCAAAAATATCAAATAATTGACCAAAAAGAAAATTAACAATAGCAATTAAAGCACCGAAATAAATAATCATAAGAGCAAACATAGCAAGTTCAATTAAAACAACTTTAGAAAAAGCTATTTTCTTGATAACAAAGCCAGCAAGCTCACCGAGCTTTAAACGTCCGAATATCCAAGAAAGTGCAGACAGTATAGCAGGCAAAATTTATCCTTTAAAACGAGAATATAAGAAGTTTAAGAAACAATAAAAAGCCGCCGACGGCAAAGCCAACATAAAACGCATAATAAGAAATTTCAGAAGCAGGCGAAACATATTCGCAAAGATCGACCGTTATATCTTTAGAGCCGCCATTAGGTAGCGGTATCTCTTTTTTCATAGGGCATTTTGATTTAATGCTAGTTTTTACGGTTTCGAAGCCTTTACCCTGCACATTTTTGATAAATTGATCGACTCCATCACGAATACCGTCAAATTTTGAAAAATTATCATTGATATGCTTTGCAATACCGTTATAAAGTCCGCTACGCTCTTTATTGAGATCGCCATCATCGAAATCACCTTTATTAAATTTAGCTTCGCCATCTTTATTATTGCCATTTCCACCGCCGCCATTATTATTTATAATAGTTGTATTACCTTCGCCTTTATTACCTTTTTTACATTTGGGGTCTTTAGGGTGTTCATTGCAAAATTTTTCCTGAGATTCACCGCCTCCAGAATTTGGATTTGGATTATCTTGCGAGCCACCATTATTGCCGCCGCCTCCGCCGCCATTGCCGCCGCCAGATCCTCCGCCAGGGTTAGGATTAGGCTTTGGATCATCGGGTTTTGTTTTATTTTCGTCAGGTTTTGGATCGGGTTTAGGTTTCTCATTACACTTTGGATTTGAAAAAGAAATTTGAGAGCCGTCCAAGCAAGTACCTTGAAGATCGCAATCATCAGGAGAACCGCCATTTTTACCCCAAAAACTAGTAACACCACCAAAACCAAGATTAGATCCAAGACATAAACAACGAAGGGCGGCAAAAGAATCTTTTTCACCGCTACAATCAATGCAGCCGCCGTTAGGAAGTCCGATTTTATTTATGCCGCCATCTTTTGAACAATCGCGATAACATTGTCTTGAATCGGGGTCAAAAGTTTCATTTGATTTGCAAGAACGGAAAAAGGAAACAAAAGTATAAAGATAATAAGAAAAATTAACGCTTTTAAAGTTTGGATTAACGCCCAGTTGGCTATTGTAATCATTTTTTGAGCAACTAAGATATTCAGAGCCGTCCATTTCACAAATAACAGAGCTTTGCTCAAAGCCGCCGTAATGGAATAATTTTTTTGAAGCCTCTTTAGATTTATTTTCAAGAAAAAAACCGTTGTTTTTTAAAAGCTCAACGTTAAAAATAACGGGAGAAAAACCAGTATAAGAATAAACATCATCGCCAATCTGTAAAAATTGATCATCAAGAACTACAGCGTCAGCAGGCGAAGCAGATACGTCAACGGGAAGAAAACTATTTTTAACCGATGTCGTATAGGTCCAATCATCAATGGTTGAAAAATCAAAGGCAAGCAAATTTAAGCATAAGGCAGAAGATAAGAGGATAAATTTTAAGCCTTGCATGGGATAGCCTTATAAAACCTTTTTAGAAAAAAGGGCTAAGCCGGCACAAACTGGCAAACATATCAGCATAAACCAAACCATGATCGAAAAAAAATAATCAAAGCTAAGAACGCCAGTAACGGTAAATACGCCTATTGACATACTTAAATCTCCTTTTCTTTGATTGTTGAGTTTGGATCAGCCTTAAATTTTACTCACGACAAGAAAGATAAACAAACATAATATAAAACCGCAAAGGATTCCGCTAAGGCTCATAAGAAAATGGTATTGATCTAAAGACAAATGTAAATCATACATGGCGTTAATCCAAACTCTTAAAAAGGTCTAAAGCTACGGCGACCTGCTTAACCACAACAAAAAACACTATAACAACAGCCATTAAGCTATTAATGTAAATGCCGAGCTTAACAAGGTCAATAAAGTCATACATGCTTAAAACTTTTTAAAAATTCTCCCCTAAAGCAAACGCTAAAGGGGAAAAGCAACTATTTAAGAAGTGAAAGACCTCTTTTAACGCCATAAATCACTCCCAAAAGAGCAACAACAACGCCAGCAAGCCCCATAAAAGTCTTGGGATCAATGCTACCAGTTACGGAACCGTCGGCACCGATAGCAACGTCAGCGGCAACAGCCCCAACAGTGTTAAGAGCGATAAAACCAGCCGTAGCAACTTTGCCTTTTACGGTAGAAAAAAAATTAGGCATCTTAGCCTCCTCGATGAAAATTAAGCGGACGCGTACCACTTTGGCAAAGGTTGAAACAAAATCAAGCTTTGCCGAAATAGTAAGCTTTTACGCTTCGCGATATACGCTTGGAGCGTAGGAGCGATACGATCGTTTTTTATTAAAAAACCGTATCGCTCTTAAAATTTAGAATAAACCAGGCTCAAGCTCAATATTAAGCTTATAGCCGCGAGCCTTTAAAAGTTTGATAGTTTTTCTTATAGATAAATCTATATAAGAAACGTTATCGTAGTGGGTGTCATAATTGCCGGTGCCGTTATCAAAGAGATAAAAACGCTCCTTAAACTCCTTAAAGTCAGTATAACACTTTTCTACAATCTCGACCATTTCGTCAGTATTGTAAGGATTTTTCATTTCTCCACCGCCTCCGTTAAAAAATCTTCGCAAGGAGTAAGCACGGTAACGAAATTATCCTTAGGAAAAGTGCCGAGAAAAAAGACCATTTCGCAAGAATCAAACTTTTTCAGAAAAAAATCGGCAACCCTTAAAGCGATAGAATCGTCGAGGCAAGGAATTTTAAAAAAAATAGATCGCACCTTACTTACGCCATCGACTTCAAAGGTATTTGAAGAATTAATAACAACGTAAGCGCGACCGTCATCCGCAACCGAACCGGAAGGCACAATCTTTACTTCACCGCGAAGAAGAGAATAATTGACAGAAAAGCTCATATTACACCGCCTTAAGGTTTTGGAGCGATAGGAGCTTTTTTGGTAGTAGCAGTTTCAGGTAAAAAATACTCAACAGGGTTAATCAAAGTTATAACGTTATTGCGATCAGGTAAGCCACCCATACAAATAACGGTTTCGTGATTTTTAAATTTTTGTAGGAAAAATCTCCCAACATTGCCAGCGGTTAGATCGTCAGGGCAAGGAATTTTAAAAAATACCTCTTGCTTAACAGTATTGGTAAATTGGGTTTTTTCGTTGAGGACTTCGTAGGTATTAACGCAGGAGACGCGAACAGATGCACCATAAGGACGACCGTCCATAACGCCAGCAGAAGTAGCCTTGATATCGCCGTCTTTTATCTCATAAGTAACGGCAAACTGTGATTTGATGAGTTCCATAATACGCCTTTGTTTTGGATTTGATACGTTAAAGACCCCTGAAAAAGGCGTATCAGACCAAAAACAGGGGGAATAGTTTTGCGCCATGTTCAGGGCGGAATCTCAAAATTTATGATTAATTTGATATAATCTACAAAATTTTGAATAATTCTAAAACCACATTTGAATTATTACAAAATTAAACTTAGAAATAAATTAAAAAGTATGAAATATTCAAATGGAAAAGAAAGAAATAGCGAAAGTTATTAAAAAAGATATAACAACGCTCTACAATTGGGAAAAAAGAAACCCCGAATTATACAAAGCTGTATATGAATACTTCAATGGAATACAGCTAAGCGATGATGAAAAAATACTATTAGAATTATTCAAAAAACTGAATAATACAGAAAAAGAATACTATATCACAGATATAAAGCTAAGAATTTTAAAAAAAGAGCTGGAACAATAG